CTAATTCTTCTTAACTGGTTCCGGACCAGGACCTATCCAAATACGAAAAGCCCTTTTACCATAAGTTTTTGCATAAATCTTTTCGCCATCCTTAGTGGTAATCCATGTACGGAAAATATACATGTTATCAACCTCCTTTGCAATTTTCACTTGCAAAAGCATTACTAAGGTGTTATACTCCAATTGTCGAGAAAAGAATATAACCAGCCACAAGTAGTAATACTTTTGGTCGTGACCAGACATCTCATGGTGCCTGGTTTTCTTCTATGTAAAGAGATTACTCTAAACATCAAACTTGTGGCATTCCTTATATTGAATATTTGCTGCCATCATTGACATTCCACATTTTACTGAAATCTCATCTGGCGACATGTCTTTTACTAAATCATACGGAGCCATAAGTTCAGCGGCAAAAGTGTTAGCTTGCCACTCCGGTTGACGATACACAGGAACCCCACCTCTTGCAAAACTTATAAATTGAGGTTGATGTAACAGAAAATGCCCCAACTCATGACACAAAGTAAAGCGATCTCTTGGATTTCTCTCTATAGCTCCAACATAGACATCCTCTCTAATTCTCATTATATTGCTTTCAGTATTAGTAGTTCCGTAGGTATCTTTCATTTCAGTCACCGGAATAATTTCATAACTAAAATCATTATCAGGATCGCCTAATACCCATTCAATAAATGGTACAATGGGAAAATACAAATCTTTTTGGACGCCAACCATCTCACGTAATTCTCTAGTCAAATTTCTTATTTTGACTCTTGACAATGCCGTAGCACAAACATTCAAATATCAACACCTCCACTTATTTTTCAAACATTTTTTTTAATTCATCTTTCTTACCATCTTCCATGGAACCTAATCTCCTCGCAAAAGACAGAAGCAACTTTTTATTATCCTCATTAAACTCAGACATATCAATACTGTCATAATTAATTGCCTCAAAAATATATTGCTTTAATTCTACAATTTTATTTTGATCAAGTTTATATAAGTCAATAATTTTGTCTTCCCATTCTTTCGGTGGCTTCTTATTACCATTTTCTACCTTAGACAAAAATGCAGATGAAACCCCGAGTTTTTTAGCCATGTCAAATAGTAACTCACCTCTGTCGATCCTTAGTTTACGGCAAAATTTTCCGAAGTTATTAACCATCTTGCAATCCTCCTTCTAGAGACTTAAACCTTTGATTACATTTTTATATTAACCTATATAGGTTAATTTGTCAACGCTTTTTCGGAAAAATAATTGCGATTTTTAGAAATAATTATTACAATAAACCACACACTGTTACTTAAATATTCAAAAAAGGCGGACTGGAACATATTAGCACCAGTACCGCCTAAATTATTATTCTTTATATTCGTTTACTTCAAAATTTGAAATCTGCTCGTAAGCAATATAATCTTTTCGAGCTGTGAACGAAGCTTTATTGTAATCCTTCTCGATCACATATGTCGGGCTGGAAGCTGCTTTACTGTTATACCATGCTATGAAGTCATTAATTTCGTCTGCAGTCATTTCATATTCCTTCCGTTCGCTGGTAACCATGGAAATCACAAGAAGAGCTTTATTGCCAGTTGGCTGATCAGTGGAAGCTTGGGGAGTGGCTGAGGCTTCATTGGAATTCCAACCTTCGCTACCATTCACAATTGCGGTTACAATATAGTAGTATGTTGATCCATTGTCAACATCTGTATCTGAATAGGAAGTGCCGGTTATGCCTGTTGCTATTGTAGTGTATGGACCGCCTGTAGTTGGGGAGCGCTTAATGGTATAGCTTGTTGCTGCTGTTACTGTATTCCAGGTTAAATCTGCCTTTGAATTTCCACTAACTGCTTTTAAATTTGATGATGTTTTAAGTTGTAAAGACTCAATAGTATCCAACGTTCCTGCAATAAATATTTTTCCATTTATGAACGCAGCACCAAGGTTATATCTTGCTGAATTTAAAGATGGACCAGTCGACCATGTATTTGTTGTTGTATTAAAGATTTCTACAGTCGTTAAAACGGTTCCGTTTGAGGCGGTAATACCTCCTATTACGTAAATATCTTCACCTACAGCAACAGCCGCAGACAACGACCTTTTTGACGGCATGGATGTCCCCGATGTCCAGTTGCCTGTCTCAGTATCATAAATCTGAACAGCATTCGTTGATCCGTTTGTAGAAAGATCTACCAACCCTCCAAAAACATAAATATATTTTCCAAAAGCAACCGCAGCCCCTCTATCTACAGCAATTGGCATAGATGTCCCTGCCGACCAAGTATCCGTTTCTATATCATAAATATCTAAACCGTTTAGAAATCTCCCGCCCATAACGTATATTTTTTTATCTACTGTTACCGCCATAGCCCCATACTTAGCCACTGACATATTCGCGCCATTCGACCAAGAATCTGATTCCGTGTTATAAATTTGCACTAACTTATCAGCACCAACCCCATTAAACACATAAATTTTATCTTCATAGACCGAGACTGCAGAAGCATGTATACTATTTGGTATAGACTTTCCTACTCTCCATTCTTTTGTTTGTATATTATAAATATCAACTTTTGTGCTTCTACCACCTATTACATAAATATCATTTCCGATGGCAACAGTAGCAGATCCATCTCTTTTTAAACTGGCGTTAGTCGCTTCAATTTGCCATTCTGCTTCATCTGCCCATGTATTAAAGCTAGTCATTCCTAGCATTATAACAAGCAGCATTATTATTACTGTAAGCCTTTTCATATTTTTAACCTCTCAATTTATCTTAAGTTATTTTGTTGTTACAAATATCCTAAATCAAAAAATGACACAGCAGAAAGCAAAGCCATATATAAATAGCAAATGACTTATAAGTTCTTGTATAATCGATTATAGTATTTAGTATTTTCAGTATTCTCTAACTCTTACGTATACCCGTCCGATGATATTTCCGTCTGCATCCTTTGCAGTGATTAAAACTAATCCTTTGCTTAGTGCCGTGACTTTTCCTTTGGTGGTTACATTGGCTATTGATGAATCCATAGGAGCCCATGTGATATTCGCTGTATTTGTGTAATCATCTGCTGTTAATCTGGCTGTCTCTCCGACTTTTAAGTCAATCGCAAGTCTGTAATCGTCAGCATTTTCTACTACTAATACATTTATGTAATCGGTATAGGAGCCGTCTATACTCTTTACTGTTATGACTGTATTACCAGTTGCTAAAGCTGTCACAATACCCTTTTCGTTTACCGTAGCAACCGTTGGATCAGAAGAAGACCAGGACATTTGTGTATTTACACTTAAATCATCATCTACACTTAATCGGAGTGATTCAGCAACCTCTAAAACAACTTTTAATTTAGCTTCGGTTGTGGGAGTTGTCTGGTCTGCAGTAGGCTCTGCTGAAGCTTCGTTTGAATCCGTTATTTCAGTTCCTGTATTAACGGCAGTTACAATGTAATAATAGGTGGTGCCACTTGTGACATCAGTATCAGTATAGGAAGTTTCTGTTATATCAGTAGCAACGGTTGTGTATGGGCCTCCTGCAGTTGCGGAACGTTTAATGGTATAGCTTGTAGCTTTGTCTACTGCGTCCCAGGTTAAATCTATTTTGGAAGTGCCACCTGATGCTGTTAAATTTGATAAATTAGGAGAAATTACCGAATTATATATTTGAATATTATCTAAGTTTCCGTTAAATTTCACTACATTTTTTAAAGGCCCAGTATAATCACAACTACCGATTGATAAATTATTTCTATTATCCCCTTCAGTTGAAGTTGGGGTTGCCTGTGCAACTGGTGTTTTCATATCATCCAAATATAACTTAACTGAATTTGTATCTGTCGTGCCATCCCAGGAAAACAAAATATCGTGCCATTGACCATCACACACACTTGTAGGAGTTTGTATCATAAGAATATCAGATGATGCATTAACTAAAAGTATAAAAACTCCACCTTGTACATACTGTTTATATTTAGGACCAATACCTATATAAAGTCCATTGGTTCTTTTAGCATCTTCGGTAGATAAAATTGATTCCCAACGATCAGTATTAGCTACTGTTGAAGCATCTTTTCTAATTTTAAATCTAATTGATTTTGCACCTATAGGTATAACCGAATCACTAAAACTTATATAATCATCTGTTCCGTTAAATTGTCTTGCGTTTCCTATCTCATTATAACCAGTAACAAATGCACCGCTATTTGTACCATTAGCAATACCGTCTATAGTATTTTCATTAGCTGAATCCAGAACAGTAGTTCCACTATCATTATCAAAATTATACTCATGTACAGGTTTAACTTCATCTGCAAATACAGTAATCTGCCTTAAAAACAACACGCAAAGCATAAAACAAATACTCGTTGCCAATCTTAGCAATGCTCTCTTATTCATACACAAACCTCCAAAATTTATCTTATGTAATCATTGTTTTTATAAACATTCTAAATCAATAAAAAAGTGCAGAAAAGAAAGCCATCTGAATGTAACAAATGACTTATAAATTTTTATTATAATCGATTATAGTATTCTGGGATTTCAGCTCTTTCATTTATGATTTAGAATGCCTTCATCTTATCACCTTGTTTCAATCCGGACAATCGGTAACCTTACCAAACAAATTTAGCACTATTTCACTAATCAGAAAACTCTCCAACGTGTTGCGCTCCCTCCTGATCGGATACATACACCGCGCACTCCAGATTGTGCCCAGATCTGGGTTCAAAGTAATACCATTTCCCATCTATCTCCTGCCAACCGGTGAGAGCATACCCATCTGAGTTAAACCGGTATTTGTGGCCATTAATGATCTGCCAGCAAGACTTATGGTAAGTGGTCTTCGTATCTGCGAAATACCAGCCGTTATCATCGTGGTTCCAGCCTACAGAATATTCTGCTGGAACTGCCAGTGCTGTCTTAAAATCCTCCCAGGTATGCTGTGTATGATTATAGACATAAGGGTTCGGACAGATCTTCCCGGTCACGTCATAATGCCGTATTACATGATCTGCAGGTATGTTATACTTTTCCATAAGCTCCTTTGTCAGTGCAATGGCCGTCTGCACCGTTGCGTCCTCAAAGTACCAGTCTTTGCTTATGCTGGACTGATCGCCTTTATTTCTTACACACAGTTCAATACCGATACTGTTTGCATTCCGGCATTCTGCATGGACGTAGGACTTAGCTCCACAATGCCAAGCTATATTTTTATCCTCTACGGACTGCCAGACTGATCCATCAAAGTCAACATAGTAATGAGCCGATGCGCTCCTGTCTGCCTCTGCATAATATTTGCAGTTCGCTTCTGCTCCTCCCAGTGCTCCCACATAATGAATTACAAGGTACTTGATACGGTCCACGGTGCCGGAATTATGGTTATATGGTGTAAGATACTGTTTTATCTGCATATTATTATCCTCCTATTGAAAAAGGACCCGGGATCACCCAGGCCCCTAAAATTGTGACATTATAACCGTTGCGACAGTCGCAACAGCTTATTCATTTGATTCTAACCCTTTCAGGATCTCTTTTAATTTATCAAAGCCGAACATTGCGGCATATGCGACCATGAAGCCCACTGCGATTGCTCCCGTTATGTAATACCAGGTAACGGTAATATCCTTGATCGCACAGTACATGAAGAATGCTAAAAGCGTTACAATCATAGAAATGACGATAGCCAGCAGGGACGTGGGAAGATTGTCGAACGACCCCTTTAATACTTGGGTAATGATGTTTACCAGGGCAACCAGTACCGCTACTGCAGAAATGAGTGTTGCAATATCAAAAAACTGTGTCATGATTTAAATTCCTCCTTTTTAGATTTTGGGTTAATAGGTTCTATAGGTCCAACCGGCTCCTTGGTTCCGGTGCCACTTCTAGTTTCGATGCTCCCGGCGCCTTGACCGGTTCAGGCTGCTGATATTGGGGGTCATCCGGCTCCTTTGATTTCTTCTGATCATGCTCTGTATTTCCCTCCAAATACTCATCTATGCTTTCCTGCAGCTCCGGATCTTTCACGTAATCCTTAATTTTCAGCTTGAGAAGTTTCTTAAAAATTCCAAGCCCTTTTACACCGGAATCTGTAAGGTTTTCGACGACTGAGAGTGCGTCCCTCAAAAACATGAGTATGTACACCATCTGAGTAAACCAGACTGCAATGCTTGATATAAGGGAAATGTGATAGGCCAGTCCGCAGATAATGGTCATCACACCAAAAATAATCAGCTTATCAATGGTTCCCCTCAAAAAAGATGCACTGTTAATGGAATGGCTAAATACAGCTTTTCTCCACCCGCCCCCTTTCCGCTTGATAGAGTACAGCTTAGACCACAAATCCACAATCATTGCCCCAAGGACCGCAAAAGCCCCAATTTTATACTCTGGCGCAGGCAGTATCCAACTATATAAAAATGCCCCAGCTGCGGAAATAGCAACCAGGACATGATTTTTAAATAACTGCCGGAGGTATTCAATTAAATTAAACATATCCATACTAAACGCTTATGCCTCCTTGCTTTTATATTCTTTTCCTGTGATCTCCTGGTACTCAGCTGCCGTGATCCATTTATCTACTGCATTAGTCACCCAGCTTAAGGGCCATAATTTAGCATCATAAAACCTTTTAACTTTTTCGTAATTTTTACTCATGGTCACACCTCCTCTGTTATACCGGACATCATGGACAGATACTCTATCTGAGCGTTAAGTTCCTGAATCTGCTTTTCTAAAGCGGTTTCCTTTGACTCAGTATATGTAATTTGGGGATTATCCGGATCGCTTACGTCCACCCAGTTTATCTGAGCACCATCAGGCACCTCAGACTGCACAAAATTCATTTGGGCCGGAACGGTAGTTTTTTCTCCGTATTCCACCCCATAAATTCTTCCAGTTTCATCGTATACAATAAATACTTTCATTTAAGCCTCCTAATTTAAAAATTCTATCTTGTTTATAGATGCGTAAGTTCCACCAGCATGGCCTGTTGATTCAAATCTAATAGCTATAAATACCTGTTGATTTATACCAGATATATCAAAAGAAACAATATCATCGCTTGGCCCAGCCTCATCAATATAAGCAGTTAATGTTTTTAATGTTTTTTTTGCAGCGCTTAGCACCGTTACAATGCATCTATAACTAACCCAACTTCCGGTCAACTGAAAATCCGATCTACAAGTTACTCGTAATGTGTTAAACGGTGTCGTGTTAAAACTTTTGTTATTAACGATCTGTGATGAATACATATGATTGTCATCGTCTCCACCGGCTTGATAAGCATTAAGAGATATTACAGACCCTATCGTCATACCGTACTGTCTTGAATACTGTTGCACGCCGTTCAGCAGTACACCTGAAAACGTGCCATTTAAAAAGACACCTGGCCGGTAGCAAGGTATGAATAATCAACCATATTTCCCGACACTCCAAGAATTGATGCTCCACTCCTTATATTTGACGCACTGATTCCAAGTAGGGAAGCGATTGAAGAAAACGAGGCTTTTACTTCCGGGTATCCAGTACCAGCGTTGGTAATATGCGCTCCATAGGACATTCTCACATACAGGTAATTATTATTCTGCCCAATAGACTTGGCCGTGTCATCTGAGCTAATATTGGGCATAGAGCCAGTCAATTTACTGCCATTCACCCATGCAGTGTATCCACTTAAAATCTGCGCTGCTGCAGACGTTCCACTTGTCTGACTCGCCAGACTATTCGCTGTGACCTTTCCGGAGCCATTATGATAGCCGGCGGGGACCATATAACTTCCGCCTGCATTCAATGTCTGGCTCACAGCTCCATGATTAACCATGATTCCGGTCCTTTTAAGTTTAGGACTGGTATTATAGTAGGTCTTCCCTGCCAGTACCTGACTGTCTGCAGCATCGCCGATTAACTCCAGTGTTCCTTCCACTACCTCGTCATCTGAATCCCCTGTAATAGCAGTATAACCCTTCAACACTTCTGCTCTTGTGGTAGTGCATTCATCAGACCCAGCCCCCGCGCTGCCTGATCCAGTTATTAACACTTTACCCATTTGTACTCACCCCTCTCAGATATACGCTAAAATCTTCCGTAGGCTTTTTCTCACCGCAGTAGAATGTGATGAATCCATCTTCTGTTTCACCATCAGTGATCATTCCGGTCATTTTTCTTCTTAATTTCACAGCTGTGGTATTCATACCTTTTGGAGTACAGGGACTCAGTATCGGATTATCTGATGCTTTAATTCCTGTTACAGCGACTCTCTGGCTGTATGGAAGGGAATTACTCCAACCAGCTGCAGGAAGGACCACCTCAATAGGTTGCTCATGCTGTTCCAAAATTGTTTTGTTATAAAAGGTATTATTAAAAAGCTGCTCAATCTCAACAGCCATTTCCTGCCCGTCGGCCAACGTCTCCCTGTCCCATTTTCGTATTTCCGCTGTATATTCCGGCGGATTTTTTACATCACAAAATGCCATTTGTAAACCTCCTTAAAATATCTCATCCATGTCATAGATCTGAGGTATATCTGCGTCTTTACCTTTCCTCATAAAGGTACGGTATGCAATTAAATCTCCCTCTTCATCAAAAAGCCCCATTTCTGAAATCTCACTTCCTGTTAGTTCTCCTTTTTCCAGAGTTGCAGTATACCTGCAGGTTGTTTCTTCGTCATTTACATAAATATGAGACTCTATTGGCTTTTTCATTAGTTCATTATAAAGTCCGATCTCATTTCCTGACGCAGCCTTTGGCTGTCCGCTTTCATCTACACCCGCGCTTCCCCAGGCCATATGGGTGATCACGGGAAGAGTTATATCTCCCGCATGGGCTTTGCAGAATTTTTTCCTTCCCGTTACTGTAATAACTCCATTAGTTGTGTCTGCCATAATTACTTCCCTTCTTATAAAATTGTCTGTCCGCCATTTAACCGGCGGCTTCCACTTAATATCCATGTACTGTCAGCTTCATTTCTGTTCATAACCGTCACTTGTCCAGGCTCCGCTCTTGCCTTAACCTGCATATTGAATGAAAACCGTTCTGCCAGTGTTACCTTTTCATCTGCCCTGTTTCGTATACTGAAGGTATTGAATGCTGTGATCTGATGCTTTTGTATAGCCAGAGCAATGTGGAACTGCTCTTTGAAATACGCAGATTCCGAAATCTCCGCCGATATATTTAATTTTAGTGGATAAAAATTTAGAGATTCCTCCCCGTTATAACCGTTAAGACTCTGTCTGTTATCCAGAGACCAGGTCCGGTCCAGAAATAAATAAGGAAGATTGTATCTAGGATAGAAACGGATTTGAAAGCGGATTACGGTATCACAATTAATTGGCTCCATATAGCTTGCCGGATAGCGGCCATAAAACTCAGAGATCAGGTTTGCAGGTATAATTTCCTTTACCATCTTTCTTATACTTTTAATTACAGAATAAGGTCTCTCTTTTACTATGAGCCTCAGCTCATACCTCTGATTCCAGATGTCAAGGTTATAATCCGTTCCCAGCAGTGCTGTAAGCTGTTCCCTTAACTTAATTTCCGTATAGGGAAGCTGTTTATTCCAGCTTGCCAGAACTGTGGTCCTTCTTTCCTCCAGGGAAAGCCCCGCGTCAAGCCGAATACTCAGAAGAGATTCCCATTTTTTTATTCCCTGATAGCCCGCTGTCAATATAAATCCATCGTTCCATAGGTCCATGCATTTTTCTAATAATTTTCTTATTTCTGTTGATTCCAGGTCGGTTATCTTATCAAATTCATTCATGTTCTTAAATGGATCCGGTAAATAATAATTCAGATTGATTTCTCTATGGTCAGACATGGATATCACCCCTTACTGCAATCCGTTCAGAAGGAATTAAATAATTTCCACTGACTCCATTAATACTTGTATCCAATACGTCAAGAATCCCTGCTACATCAAGAAGCCTGCTTTCAATCCGAGATACCCTTACCACAATTTCATTAACCTCCTGCCAGGAACGATTTAATTCAGTCAGGTACTCATCTATCACCCCGCTGATATCTTCCATGCACTGGCTTTTATCATACCCGGTCTGATAGGTTATATTGGTAGTAACAGATACCTTTTCTGCTTCCGCCCCGGTTACCGTGACCACATGACCGATCGGAGCCAGCCCATAACCTTTTCCACGGTTAGTATCCGGATCAATGGTATCCTGCACTGTCTGGATCAGGTCGGCAGTTGGAATATTATAAGAGGAATCAACAATGACCAGTTTTACGGTTCCTCCGCCATTCCAGGCAGGAAGAACCTTAACACCTCCCACTCCGGAAATCGCAGATACTTTTTTCTTATAGTCAGCAATGTTCCCACCAAATGCCTGAGAGTTTAAGCTTTCAAAATACCGCTTTCGGAAATGTTCTGTTTCTTCCTCATCTTCTCCAGGTATTAATACTTCGGTCAGTTCTGCCCTGGTAAGTCCTTTAATATACTCGATCGGGATCAATGAACCAAAGTTATTATTTCCGGCGGTTCCTGGTGTTTCACACTGCATCCTGTACTCACCTTTTCCCAACCATTCTATGGCAATGTAGTTAAGCTCATCAAGAGAAAAACGGCTGCCTACTGGAATATCCATATTAAATTCTCCCCTTAGCTCTGCATAGGAAGCCCCTTTTGGGATCACCCCGCGCTCCGCCGCTCTCCGGATCAAATACTCCCGGTCTGCTGTGTCTGCAAACATTTCTTTTAATACCGTATCAAGTTCAATATACGTGGCAGCAAGCTCCATGGAAGCCGGGGCCAGAGCGGTATAAATGATGGATCCCTCTCTCTTATCCATACCGGTCGGTACCTGGTCTAACATCTGTTTTAAGATAACCTCATAAGTCTTATCTTCAAACCTTCGTATCCACCTCCACTTCACCAAATTTTGTGACCGCTGTAAAACTAATTGAAAGCCGATTTTCTTCTATTGTTACCTGAAAATCTCTTATTTCATTTATATATGGATTTGTCATAAGAGCCTCTTCCACCGATGCCTGACAATCCGTTTCCAGAAACTCCTGCGTCAAAGTCTGGCCTATATACTGTTCAAGTTCTGTACCGTAGTTCCACGAGTATATCGGGTGACGGAACCGTTCTGTATGCAAACACAGCCATATCCACATCCTGACAGCCTCTTTTCCTTTGACCTTTTGTCCGGTAAGCTGTCCGGTTTCTAAATTGATTTCATACTCCACAGGCTCCGTATATTCCCCGGACAGGGCTGTTATCTTATTCTGGGCGAAGGTCGGAAGCAGACTCATAATCCCACCACCCTATCTAGAACCAGATATCTGGTTTGGCTTACTCTTATAACTGCCACTTCATCACCGGCCTGCAGAGGCTGCATATACTGGCTCTGATCGGAATGCGATTCGCTGACAGATACCTTTGTGGCTAACCGGTTCAAAAGATGTTCGGAAAATATAAGATCCTCTTCCACCAAAAGGAAATCACCTGACTTACAGCTTTTTGGTCCTGTCATTGTCGCAAATTCTATGGTTGGAGGATTGTTTTTTGCTCCTTCCTCCTGTATGATTCTCACAAGATCTTCTACCCTTAACTCTCCTCCTGACTTTCTATTTCATTCATTAGATTCTTGAAACTCAACTCCAGCTCCATGGTATGCACTCCATCTTTAAAACTGTGTTTATCTGACTTGATCCAATATAAGCCCTTCATGCCCGTTACGCTGTCTTCTACAGTGACCCCGTATCCTGAAAGGCAGTTCATATCACCTATAGCTTCAATGAATAGTGTCTGTTCTGGCTGTGTCAGCATCAGATTGGCCGCTGTATTCTGATTGACTCCCTCTTCTACCGTGTATAGTTCCTGAAAAAGTCCATACTGTTTTATGGATTCTTCATCGGTGACTTCTCCTACCTGTTTTCCCTTGTCATCATAGATCTTTACTTTATTGATAATGCTTTCCGTGGATTCTGTAAATGAGGATTTTGTTATATTCAACCCTTCAGATAATTTATAATTGGTTACAATGATTCCCTTCTCTACCACGGATAGCATATTGTTTTCCAGTATGCACATATAAAGCTTCTGATTCACTTTGTGTGCTATGGTGTAAGCCTGCATAATAATGTCATAAATGGTTTCACCCTGACAGAGCATGGATTTTATATTAATCCCGGTAGGTTCCAGGGTGTGAAATGGGAACTGTACATCAGCAAGGACCTGGGCTGCTATCGCTTCTGCTGTCTTATTCTTAAAATTATAATTCCATTTGGATTTCAAGAGATACTGAAGGTTATCAATGCAATTGACCGTTACCGTTCCAATTTCTGATGTCTTTTCTATTCCATACACCCTACCAAAAAACAGTTCTTTTTCCTCTATCAACGAGATAAAATCCCCAGTAGCTGGACGAGGAAGGAAAGAAATATTCACATCATAAGGTGCATTTATAATGGTGATATCCGCGGTACGTGCCACAGAATCCGTAGAGCCAGAGCAGTCCATGCTTTCAACCATCTGCGTAATATCATAAATTTTATTATCACTTTGTTTCGTAAGCTTTATAATCATGGTATTATCAACACCTGCCCTGGATCTATTTTGTTGGGATTGCTCCCTATGGTACTTTTATTAGCCTCGTAAATCGGTCCCCAGTCCGTAGATCCTGTCTCCTTGCGGGCAATGCTTATTAGGCATTCCCCTTTCACTACCGTATGGGTCCTGCCCACTTTAGGAACCGGACTTTCTCTTACTGTGACAGTCTCCTGTGTCTGGCTTGTAAGTGATGATTCTGGTATGCTTAGATACCGATATTCCTTCAGGCCTATTGTATAGGTAATATCTCTGGTTCCATCATTCTCTTCATAATCAAAGGTCTCTATTGTTACTTTCAATGATAGGATTCCAGTTATATGGAGCCTCATTGCTCCGCTCCTCTTCATTTTTTCTAACAGCCTGATATATTCCTTTGGCTGTTTAATACTGGTTGAACAAAAGCTTTCGTAATGACAAGGAAAAAAAGAAGAGAAGCTTACCGCAGTAAGTCCTCTCTTTCCCAGAAGATTGATTTCTCCCAATTCGTTGATATTTACTGTTGTGTTGTTTTGAGAAGTACTTACCTGATAGGATGAGGGCAGCACTGGTATTCTTAAACAATTTTCACCCTGTTTTAGCCATATCTCCATAATTAAGTTCCTCCCATATTTACACGTGCTTTCTGCAGTTTTCTGACAAGAGCATTGGTTATCTTATCGATATCCGCATCTTCCCGAACAATGATCTGATCGGCCAGCTTAGCTATCGTGATTCCTCCTGTAGACATTCCTTCTTTTCTGGCCATGGACACAGATTCATCATGAGGATATACCCGGCTGCCATGCGGCAGATCTATAATCTCACCACCACGCTCATGGACCTGAGCGATTCCACCTTTCCAGGAATCCGTTCCCTTGGCAAGCATTGGTATGGTTGATATATTCAGACTAAATACTTTTCCCCCAATGCCCGGTACCCAATCCGGTATCTTTATTCCCATTCCATTAATTGTCTTAACTACGCTGTTAATAGCAGAAGCCACTCCGTTTATCACTCCTTTGGCAATGCCTACGATAGCTTCAAATATGCCGGAAAAAATAGATTTTATTCCTTCCCATGCCATTGACCAGTTTCCGGAGAATACACCTGTTATAAATGTGATGATTCCATCAAATATTTTAATGACCCCATGCAAGATAGGCTCCAACTGAGTGACAAAACCAGATATAAAGCCAGTCAAAGCAGAGAAACCAGTCTTCATTTTTGCTATAAATACAGAAGCAATAAATGTGATGACCGGCTGTAGTGCTGTCTTTATGCTTTCAATCATAGGTCCAATTTTATCGACTACGGACTTAAACTGGGGAGCTACAGAAGCAAAAGCGGTTTTTACCTTTTCAATGGTGGTTTTTACCGTGGATATCTCTCCTTTAAAGTGAGAGGCGAATCTTTTCACTGCAGCTTTTATTTTGTCAAAATTCTTTATCACTAATATGATAACTGCAATGAGCGCCACAAGACCTATGATGACCAGCCCAACAGGAGATGTAAGGAGAGGAATAACGCCTTTTGCAAACTTAATGGCTTTACCCAGTTTATTAAAGATCAGCAATCCTTTTCCCACACCAGTCACAAGCTTTCCAAAGATCAAAAGTGCCGGTCCTGCTGCAGCTGCTATTCCTGCCAGTTTCATAATCATATCTACCTGTGAATCGGATAATCCATTAAATCGGTCTGCTGCCCGGCTTACCGCCTCCGTTATTTTCTCAAAGAAAGGCAGCAGTTTCTCTCCTACCTTTATTCCTGCATTCTTCACCTTGTTGAGGGCAATGTTCCACCGCTCCGTTGGTGTCAGCATCTTTTCATAGGACCTTTGGGTCAGTCCGGCCGCACCGTCCATCTGGTTCAGGGCTTCTGTAAAATCTCCAAACCCTGCGCCTGCAAGGACGGTCATAGAATTAAGCGCCTCCACCGAACCGAAAAGCTTCGCCATGGATTGCGTATTTCCGTTTGTCTTATCTTTAATTTCTGCCATGAACTGAGCCCAGCCCACTGACTTTAAATGGGCTGCATTAAATTCAATCCCCAGCTTTTGAGCTTCTTTTTGTGCATCTGATGTGGGTTTTAATATATTGGAATACGCCGCCTTCATGCCCGTTACTGCCTGTGATGTCGCTATACCATTTTTTGTGAGGACCGCAATAGAGGAAAACAGGTCTTTTGAGGATACATTTAACGAATTGGCTATAGGGGTCACCTGTCCCATGCTGGAAGCCAGTTCTCCAAAGGTGGTCTTTCCATAATTCTGGGTCATCATCATCTGATCGGCGATAGTTGAATAGTCTACGGCTCCCTGATAGGAGTTAAATACGGTAGTCAGACCATCTATAGAGGTTGCTGTATCTGTAAAACCTGCTTTTGCCGCCATGGCTGCTGTCTTGACCAGGTCAAGGGAATCTGCGGTTTTGGCTCCTGCAGAAATCGCCTGGTATTGTGCCTCGGAAATTTCTGTAACGCCAATTCCCATCTGATTAGAAAGGTTAAGGGTCTGATTTCGAATTTCATTCATACTCATAGCCGTTGTATCTGCTATGGTAGATACCTTAGCCAGACCATTTTCAAAATCCAGTGCCATCTTTGTAGACGCCACTCCAAGCCCTACGATAGGCATTGTTACAGCACCGGTAAGTTTTTTTCCGGTATTTGAAATGGACTTTCCTGCTTTTTCAATATCACGGGACATTTTTATTGCACTGTTTGACATGTTGGTCATAGAAGTTACAGATCTTCTCAAATTACCACTGAATTCATCCCGCAGTCTTAAAACTGCATCTATTACTCTAGCCCTTCTTCATCTCCTCTATTTCCTTATTCCGCTCTTCTATTTCCCTGGCCATAAACAATCGAACAATTCGCTTATCACTTTCCAGCATATCAAAATACTCAGATGGACTCCAGTTCTTATACCGAAACAGAAGGTACATCATTTGAACCTCTGAATCGGTATTGATCAGTTTTTTATTTCATTATCCGATTCTTCCCCAAATCCACTTAACTCCGTAACAAGGTCTCCTACCTTCGACATCTCGCCGCCCTGGAAAAGAACTTCTGCCAAATCCTTTGGGGTCTTACAGCCAAAGTGTTCCTGAAGTTTTGTGTCTCTTAAATCCGGCTCCACAACGCCTTCTACGGCAAGCAGCGTATTGACTCTATATACCTTTCCAAGATCAAGTTTTCCTTTATGGTCTGTCATAACAGAGCCGATTTCTGTATAGCGTTCCCCTGGAATGGCTCTGCACTTTACAGTGAACGGTTCTCCAGTTAATTGTGATAATCTCTTAATCTCTATCTCCCCGGTCGGTACTTCCTCCAATTTTTTCCGGTCCAGTTTCATTAATTTTTCTGCTAAATTCATTTATATCTCCTCCTTATATCCTGTCTAATATTTCCCAATCCTCAAAAGTAAAAGAATAGGATTCTTCTCCATTTTTCTGCGCTTCCCAATCGGCCAGAATGGCTTTATCCAGCTTGCAATTATAAAAGGCAACCCTCTCCGCCCCTAACGCATCCGGATCAGCTACCTTTGATATAATCGTAAACGATGGGGTTTTTCCCTTTTTTAATGCATCTGACACTTTCCCCATTACTGTAGAAGAAACCTTATGTAGTTTGAATTCTCCCTTACCTTCAAGTCCAGTCATCTTTTGTCCGTCAATCAAATGCCCTACTCTTGTAATTGATGTATACTTAATGTTCAGTTCTCCCTTGCAGGAAAGCACCTCAGCCATATAATCTCCATCAAACCACAGTTCCCCGTAGGTACCATTTATGACGTTATCTGGATTAAAACCTCTCATTTCGTTTCACCCCCTGATTAAATGTAGATATTCAAGTCAATATCTTCGATGGCATCAAGAATAGATACCTTTGCCTTCAAGAAAACATGGGAACCTACATTGGCTTCTTTGATTTCCTGCTCACTCATATCTTCAACAGCAATTTTATTTGTCTGCAGATAGCTTCTCTGAGAATCAATGTCTATCTCGCATGTACCAGATTCGATAATGCCTTCCCGAATAAGCTCTGTAAAATAACCATTAATTGCAGTGATCAGCAGACACTTATTATCGTAAGTATTTGCAAACTTACCAATGTAGTTGTCCTGGACCGTCATCCGGATATCGTCCTGAATCATATCCATTGCTTCTACAATCTTGATCTTTTTAAAGCTGTCTCCTTTCTCATTACCAACGGTTACAACACTATTGATCCCCCGGCAGGTCTTTACTTTCTCCCCGTCCCACAGGAACACGAACTTTCCGGCATTCACAGCGGAATCAAGTTCCTCTGCTGTCATGCGTGTACAGTCTGTAAAATCAGTTAATGGAGCATAGGTACAGGCAATGGTCATAGGAGTACCGGCAATGAGCCCGGCCACCCTTGCTGTGACTTTTTCCGGCTTGTATTCTGTCTCATTCTTAAAGAGACTGGATATTACATTTACGATTCCCTCTGAATCTGCCTCAACATTGGGAAGAACTGCCTTTACGGTCCGTTTTGATTTCCTCTGTGCTTTGATCCATGTTGCGATTTCTTCTGTTTTCTTATCGGTTTCTACGGAAGGAATGGCCAGCCAGTTAAAGCCAGTGATTTCAAAGTATTTTTCCATTTCCTGATATTCTGTTTCCATGTCTTCCGGCTTCGAGCTCATGATATACAAAATTACCTTTTGCGGTGTTTTCTGATATCCTCTCAGTGCCAATTCCACAAGTTCCTTATTTTCATCACTTAACTCTTTTGGAATGTCTGAAACTGAATAAATGACTTTTATCTGTTTTATCTTATCTTTTAAAACAAGAGCTACTACACCACGTTCTCCACGTTCCATTGCAGTAACTCCTTTTTCTATGAATACAATATTAATCGAAGGTGCTCCCCTTATCGTTCTCCTTTCTTTAATGCCACATCAACGTTATCAATTAGTTCACCGGCTGGCGGCTGGCAGAGATTTTCATACCAGTCCAGTTCCACAGATATTTGCAGAATGTTATTATATTCTCCAACATAATCATGGTTGTAACTTCTTACGTCCAGCTTCCTGCTGCCAACACAGAACTTTATCCCAATTAATTTCCGAATTTCTTCAACCTTATGAAGCTGATCCGGTTCATTTACTGTTTCCTGGTAATATGTAATTTTCAATACACAGGATCTTTTTGCAAAATTAATTGTTTCATAAGCAGTTACCCCTGGGACGCACTCAATAAAAAAGTATGGCTTTTTCCAGCCTTCCGTTGTATCATTTCCGTATTTCTGTATATCAGGAAATTTATTTCCTAGAAGGCCGTTTAATGCACAAATCAATTCCTGGTATTCAATCATAGATTATTCCCCCTTAGAATCTCGTCTAAAAACTCTTCGATTTCATCTGGGAACTTATCTTCATATTCCTGTCTGGTTCTTTCGGCATAATGCTTTCCTGGAACGAATCCACCGGTTGATCTCCCCCGAATGTATTTTTCATGACCATTTTCTACCAGGTGAAAATGAGGAGCTTTGTTCCTGATCTGCACTTCCGTGACAACGTGAGCCTGCTGCTCTGACCGGACCTCCCATGATTTTGGAATTGCGCGTTTCCCGGAATGATAATTTGCCGGCATCTTGGCATTACAATCTTTTTTAAATTGATTTCCCAATGACCTCATTTTTTTATTAACTTCATCGGGATGTTTTACTACTACGTTTTCAATATCCCGCTGAAGATCTTCCAGTCCCCTAATTTCAAACGCCATTCTCTGCCTCCGGTTTCTTTTCATGGATTTTTTCTGTACACATGACTTCCTGGATATATCCCTGTTCCTCTACATTAATGATACTGTTAATGAGGAACTGCCGGCCGTGGTATTCTAATACGTCTGAGGGGAGTAAATCCGGTACATACCGGATCGTGATTTTATACTCCAGGCTATTGCTGTCCTTGTAATATTCCAGGTATTCACGGCCTCTTATGGGTCTTATCTCTGCATATACCGTTTTATGCTTTTGTAGTCTGCTGACTGTATTGCCTAATTCGTTAGGGGTATCCTTATACCGCATAATGGTAACTCGTTTTTTCAGTCTGCCCGGATTTATTCCCCTTCTGCCACCTCCTTATTACTGTACTGCAGTTGAAGGATAATGGAAGCATAGGTATATGACATGCGCTTTTTCTTTTGCTCTGTAACCATAAGCTCCCTATTGTCGTACAGATCCTGCACCAGTGCCATAAAAAGCAGATTGGCTTTAGGATTATTTTTGTCATACTCTCCTACCGTATCTTTGATATACAGTTCAGCCGCCTCCATGATACATTTAATCAGGTTATCATCATCTTCAAAGTCCACTCTTAAAAAACTTTTTACTTCTTCAAGCTTCAT